AAGTGCCGAGACAAGGCTTTCAATAATCTGCGGAGCCATTTTCAAAAGGATAGGCAACGCATTGATAAGCCCTTCTGCTAAGCCAACAATCAAAGTGACCGCCGCCTCAACCAACATCGGAATGTTATCAAGCAACCCTTGTACGATTGTCAAAACAGCATCGACCGCCGCAGGCACTAATTCGGGCATAGCCTCGCCAAGTCCCTCAACCAAGGTCACAATCATTAAGACCGCCGCATCAATCAATGCAGGCAAATTCGTGACAATCGTCTCAACTAAACTTGGAACAATGCCGACAAACATTTCACCGATACTGCCCACCAAATCCACAAACACAGGGATAATGGTGTCAAGCAATTTCGGCAATTCCTCTTGCATCTTATCTGCTAGAGGACCGATAGCATTTGGTAGAGCCTCGAACACCCTCTGTACAGCAGGAATTAAGTTATCAAGCACACCATTAACGTGTTCGCCTGTTTCGTCTGTATATCCAATAATGGACTCTGTGAGGTTCTTGACCGTCTTATCAAGATATTCGGCATCGCCCGTGCCGAGAGCGGTCAGCATATTTTGCCAAGCCGCCTTGGTCATGTTCAGCGAACCCTCAATTGTGCTCGCCGCCTCACGTGCCGTGGTTCCTGCAATGCCCTGCTTTTCTTGGACTAACTCAATCGCCGTGACAATATCGGAGAAACTATCAATGGACAAATCGGACGCTTTACCCACAGACTTGCCGTACTCGTTAGCATCGTCAATGAGTTGTTGCATGCCCTCTTTGGTACCACCGTAACCAAGCTTCAAGTTGTCGAGCATTGTGTAGTTCTGTTTGGCGAAACCTTGGAAAGCATTTTGTACGCTCTCCATATCAGAACCAAATGTATTGACGTTATCAGAGATTGCCCTCATCGCAACGTCTGTTTGTTCAGCCGCTTTTACGGTGTCCCCGCCGAGCGAGTTAATCAAAGCCGCCGAAAAACTTGTGGCAGTTTCCATGTAGTCATTCATGTTCATGCCCGCCGTTTTGTATGCCTCTTGTGCATTTTGCAAAACGAGGTTTTGGGCATCCTCTAACTTCTGCCACTCGCCTTTTACAGCATCAACGGACTTTCCTTGCGACTTCGCATATTCCTCAACGGACTGCCCCATGTTGCCGTACAACTTTTGGACACCGCCGACCAACTGCTCATAGCTTGCGTAGCTGTCAACTGCACTCTTAGTAACAAGAGCCGTAGCACCTGCGACCGCCGAAATTCCTGCACCGATAACTTTCGCCGCACCCGCAATTTTGCTACCAATACTGGAACCCTTTTTCTCTGCGGTATCTTCCGCATTGTTCAGCCCTTGCTCATATTCACTTGTGTCTAGCGTGATTTTTGCTCGTAAATCAAATAAATCCATACGTCACGCTCCTAGTTCAGTTAGCATTTGCTTGATGTGGTCAATGACCTCTTTCCCTGTTCGAGTTTCTTCGGGAGGCGGTTCTAAAATATCCTTGAGACTTTTGTCCATCGTGTATCGTTCCTCACCCATAGCCGTGTTAATCACACAAAGGCGGGCACATTCGGCGATGTACTGGACAGCTATCTCTTTTTTGACCTGCCGTAAATAATAATCCTCGACAAAATCCATAACATAGGGTCTGCCCATCACATCAAGCAAATCTAACCTTATTTCGCTGATTGCATGGAAGTAATCGTCCTGCTCACACTCACCAATGAAGTAAAAAAACGCAAAACCTCGGGGTCGGTCAGAGCGTCCATGCCTGCATTGAGCAATTCAATACCACGGACTTTTTCAATCTCTTTTGGTTCAAGGAAACAGACCATGCCCAAAATTTCGAGCGTTTCCATCGGGTGCTCGTCCAAAACAGCGTCGAGCATGTCCATCATATTTTGCTTAGATTGCGCCTGTAAAGCCTTTTGGTGTTCAGCCATGACTTTATCCACCTCGTCTTGTTCCATGCCCTCCTTGAGCGCAGGAGCAGGCGGGAGGTGCTTTCTAATGTTCATAATGTCGGTGTCGGTGAGCCACTTGGCAACCGCCTTTCTGATTTTGTTCGTCTGCGTCAGAAAGTCCACCGCATTACAGTTTGCCAAAGTTTTCATTGATTACCTCCGATTATTAAGTTGTTTCAGTTTCGCCAGTCGGGTCAGCAGAATAGAACACCATCGGAACGGTCTTTTGGTCGTTGATAGATACGTGACCCGTGATGGTAAGAGCGATTTGACCTTTTCCATTTTTGGTGGTCTGCAAAGAAAAACCACCAGTAGAAAGAGCATTCTTCAATTGAACAGCGACCATGCCACCATCGGCTCTGTCACCGACCCACCAAATGTCGGAGAAGTCAGTCTGTTTAAGGTCTGCTCTCGGAACAATCTTGGTTGCGTCTTTGCTGTCAATATCAGCACAACCCAAAGCCATCTTGATAAGGGCAGGAGAAGTGCCGAGGGAGTTGGTGCTCATGGTGCATTCCCATCCATCAAGGTGTTTCAACTCTTTCATGTTGTTCGGCACGTTGTCAACATCCTCACCGAGGTCGGAGAACGTGGGAACACAAGCAACCGTAATACCGCCAGTAGTCGCACAGATAATTGCCTCATCTGCAGGAGCGGTCGGGGTCGCAGGGTCAAAAGTATTGAGCAGAACACCTGCGTCGAGTTGGAGTCCATCAAAAGTGTCCTGCGGGATAACGGTAAATTTACCCATTATATTGCCTCCTAATAATTAGTTAAATACTCCGCTTGAATGTTCATGTACATTCTGCGGATTTGGTCATCGTTCGGGTCATTCATACGTTGAGCAAAAGGAGAGCCTTGCACCATCCAAACCCACCCGTTATCGAGTTTGTATGTTACAAAGCCCTCCAAAAATTGTGCAATTTCATTCTTTTTTGCTGTAATATCTGTCCACTTGGTATCTCTGTACCACAAACTGCCATGCATCAATACAGGACGGTCTAATTTATCATCGACCACATTGTATGTGATATAAGGCAACTTTGCATTGTCGGGGACAGTATTTTCATCGTAAGCAGGCAACCCAAAACTAGACCAAAACGTGTATAACGCTTGTTCTTTAGTCATTGGTTCCTCCTGTCGGTACAAATTCCTCAGCAGTAACCTGCCTCATATTGAGACTTGCACTTTGTGGTGTGAATTTATCATCGCCATCTTGTGTGACACGGAAGATTTTACCATCGCTTTCTCTGCGGAAAACATTGTGCCAACTGAGCATAAACTCTTTATCGGTAGTAACCGTGTAAAGGGAAGTAACACCTTGCATGTCGGCTACTCTAGCCTGTAATGAATTGTCAAAAGTGACAGCCGCATCAAATGTTGCACCTTCAACCCATGTTTTGTCGTAGCCACCCTCCCCATCATTGACTACGATTTCATACAACATTGTGCAAGGACTTTTGAACTCATCTAACAAGGACATTTTCTCACCCCTTTACGGTAATTTTTTCCACAAAACAAGACGGTCAGCAAAAGCAGATTGCCAACTTGCCCCTGTCGCACTTCCTGTCGAATTGGTGGCTTTCGTGTAACTATAACCACCAAAACTCTCAGATTGGTAAGGCGACATAGCTTGGCTATTGATATTGCCATTTTTCTCTTGCCATGCCTCAATTTCAACGGAGAGGTCAACGACTGCTTTAGGAACAGCCATTGACCATACAGAACCGCTGAATGTTTCTTCATGGAGGTCGCTGAACGGAAACTCGTGTACCCCATCATTTAAAATACTGCCGACTATGCGAACGTATTGCCCCGCGAGAAACGTCAACGGCTCATCGCCGTACACAATGTCTAGGGTATCATCAACATTTTTTCGAATAGTAAACTCGCCGACATACTTCGGTAGCCCTCTGTTGAACCAATTTTTGAGATATTGACAAATTTCGGTCAGCATTTTTAGCCTCCTATTCAGATAACCAAAGTCCCGTCCTCATCCACGTAAGCCTCAGACATTAAACATGCCTTGTACAATAACTGCTCCTCACGTGTGATGGGTTCGGGGAGGTTCACGTCTTCACCGGCAAGGTACGCAAGGTACATTTCTTTGCGAGTGATTACGTCAGCCATTTTTATTCACCCTTGTGAGACGGGTCAACCGTAACAACAGCGATAGCGTCGGCATACTCTGCCCACAGCGTCATGCCCATAAGAGCAAAGGACTCACCGACAGCCGTGGTGTAGTTACCTTCGGCATGGAAACCGATAAGGTTCGTCTGACCTTCGGTAGTGTAATTCAAACCGAGTTTAGCGAACTCGCTGTCGCCGGGGTCAACATAGTACAGGACGATGTTGTCAGCAGGGACAGCGTAGATTTTACCCTCATCAATCTCGGAAGAAAGGATAACAGTTCTAGCGCCCATGAAGTTCTCGATGTAATCCATGCCAAAAGCCGTTTGAACGGTGATTTCAGCCGCACCAAGATACTTGTAAGCATCAAGAGTGTTGATGAACAAAACAATGTCAGACGCATTTCTACGCATTTTCTTGAACTTGTCCTTGACCTTGCCGATAGCCATGGCAACACCCATTTGGAAAGAAGTCTCCGTGGACGTCATAGCCGAGGTATCACCGGTCATGAAGGTGTAGAAATCATCAAGAACTTTGGTTTGCAGTTCATTCAAGAAAGCCTCGTCGGTCTTTTGAATAGCAACCTCTGCACCATACTTGTTGACATCCTCAATCGGAACAGCTTTCGCATATTTCAGAATGTCAAGGTCAGCTTTACCCGCTTTAGCAACGGTAGCCTTAGAATAAGGAATAACCTTACCCGCACCGACGGCTCCATCTTCAAGGGTGACACTAGCGGTATAGGTAACAAGGGTAGTGCCCGGAGCCTTTCTAATAGGACGCATAATGCCGAGGATTTCTCTCAGAGCATCCCAGTTTTTGCCGAAACTGGTAACAAAGTCGATTTCACGAGCCGTAATAGCCGTGTAGACGTTCGGCAAATTGTCTCTTGCGTTAGTCAGAGTTTCAACATTAGTAGCCATTTATTCATCTCCCAAATGCGCTAAGATTTTCCGCAATTGCTTTCTGTCTCTCCGAGGTGTCCTTAATTTTAAGGATTTCTTCACGGCTAAGTGCTTTCCCTCCATTAGCAGGAGGATTGCCCACTTGAGCACCCTTTTCCGTGGATTTCACAATAAAGTCTGCCCATTCCTTTTTGATGTTCTCAATCATCTTGTCTTTGTCCTTGATTTCTCCATCTTCGTTGAACTCAAGTCCATCAACATCGGAAACTTTCAAGACGGCATCAATACGACTTGCGGAAATTCCTGCCTCTTTCAAAAGCCCCTTATAAGCGGACTTTTTATTGGCGGTAACTTCCTTTTGGTGTTGTTCCTCTTTGTAATTGTCAAAGTCTTTTTTCAGCTTGTCGTACTGCGCCTTGATTTTGTCTCCCGATTGCTCTTTCAGGGTGTCCAGTTCCTTTTGGACTTCGGGCAACTTCTCTGCGTCCGCCTTGTAACCGTCCCTCTGTTCTTTGAGAGCATCGGTAGCCTCGGTGTGTGCAGAAATAATCTGGTCTTGGACGTTTTCGTCCTCAATACCAAGTGCGGTCAAAAATTTTCTTGTAAGTCGTGCCATTTTTTGCTCCTTTTCTTCGGTCAATTTCTTCTGATTAGCAAAAATAAAATCGGTCGAGGAACTTCCCCGACCGAAGTCATATAAGCGTAGCATACGGGGTGGGCATATGCAGGTAGCTAACCTTTTCCGCTTGATATGCAATTTTACACAATTTCATTGTAGTAATGTAAACAATAATATGTCAAGTACTTTTTTAAAAAAAGACAAAAAAAGAACAGGCTTTTCAGCCTGCTCCCTTTTTAATAACCCCACTTTGTAAGTTTAGCACTAATCTTTCCATCAATGAACTCATTTCCTGCGAACTTGAGGTGCTGTGCATCTTTGCCTTTGCACTCATCCATCAGACACTCATGAATGTAATCAACGAGGTTGTCGTGTCCCATGTGCAGGAACTCATAAGCACGCTTGTACTCTTCGTCTTCGGGGAAGAAATCAAGCATCTCGTTTTCATATCCACCAATGAGTTCGCTCATCAGTTCAGAAATAAGGCGAAGGGCGGTTTTTTCATGTGCATTGTAAGTCATTTTCTTTACCTCCTGTTGTTTAGGTGTATCTCTTTCTTACAACTATATAATACACCTTTTAAGGCATAATGTCAATACCTTTTTTAATCTTTTCTCATATAATTTTCGACAAGTTCCCTGTACTCATCAATATGCTCTGTGACGGCAGGCTCCAAGTATGGTCTAGCCTTCATTTTGTACGTACCCATCTCAACATAAGGTGCATATTCCACATTCGTGCCAATATATGCCGAGTCTTCGTCTGTGGCATGTGTAAGACTGTTTCTCAGCCTGCCTGTGTCTACTGCTCCAACGGCAGTAATGTGCATCTTAGCGTTTGTCTCGCCCTGTAATCCTATTGCCTCAAGAGCAACTGCTTTCTGCTTTTTAAATTCTTCTAATACTGCTTGCTTATTTGATTTTACTGTAACTGATACCTTTGCCATAATTCCCTCCAAATAAAAAAGGCGGGCATTTCTGCCCACCCTCTTTAGATGCTGTACATTGCTCATTTTGCACACTGTTCAGCATCATAAGTCCAAAGAACTTCTTTCGTTTCTTTGTTGATGATTTCAATGTGCTTTACGGTTGTATCAATCCAAGCCTCTTTTTTCTCAATCCAATACATTGCGTTTTCGATTGCGCTTTCAAGAGTGCTGAAACTGGATTTCTCGGTGTTTTCGGTCCCGATAATCTCCGTGTTTTTCCGAGTGGTCGGTTTCCCGTCTGCTCGGTACTCCGCAAAGGTGTAGGTGTGGATTTTCTGATAAAGTCTTTTTGCCATTTTAAATACCTCCTAAAAAGTGCATCAACTCTTTCTTACAGCTATATAATACACCTTTTGAGATATTTTGTCAAGCCCTTTTAGTAAAAAATATCTGCATCGTCCGAAACATAACCGAGGTCGTACGCATCTTTCTTTTCTTTAATGCAACGTTTCAAGATAGCCTCGATTTCTTCCTCGGTCTTTGACTGCATCTGAAACATCGGGAAACCGTCATTAAAAAGTTCAAGATATTTATCCATAAGTTTTTCCATAATCCACCTCAATTTAATTGTCCAATAATACGTCTAAACTCAGCGAGTGAGTTCGGCATGTACTTTTCAAACATTTCTAGCTGTTCGCCACCGACTGAAATAGCCATATGCAAATTAGCCCACAACTCGCTCGCAGTTTCGTGGTCTCTGAAAATTGCTTTTACATCTGCCTGCTTTTTAACATCAAGACCTATGCTTTCAAGCTCGTCTTTTGCAATTCTCCACGGTTTTTTGTCTCTGTAAACGTTTGGGTAGTACTTGTCCAAATCCTTAAAAGCATTGTAATTCCTGTTGTAGTACCTTTCACCATGCCCCCATGGCAAGAAAGTATCGCTCGAAACACTTACGCTCCTCGTCCCGAACATACCGTCAAAAGCGTCTTGCAAGCCTGTTGATGTGTGCTTGCGGATGTCCTGTATAACGTCTCCTGCGTTTTCGGATTTCATTACTGTGCTCAAGGCATCTTTGTCTTTTCTAAAAGCGGATAAAAACTCATCGCAATTGGAGCCTTTTTTCTTATCGAACCACCCCGTCAGCCTCCTACCGACATTTTGTAAAACCCCTTGTTCTTTGTATGACAATGAGACGTCTTCCGCAATATGGTAGTCGACCGCATGCCCAAACTCATGGCAAAACGTGCCAAATTTATTATATCCGTCACCTAAAGCGGGAGCAAAAGGCGAACTTTTTCTGTAATCCCAAACCACCGTGTCGGAACTTGGCTGATAGTACCCATTACCAGCCTTTTGCAAAAATCCACCCTCAATTCTGTCAGAATATTTGTTGTACGTCAAAGCCGCATTGTTATCATAAAGAGCCTCGACAAATTCATCATTGTTATCCTTAAAGACATCTCTGTATTCGTCTGCCCACTCAAACGGCACAACATCGCTCATTGTGTCAACGACTTCTCCTGCAATATCAATTATACCATTTCCGGTGTCATTATGCAAATGACTTTCTTTCCACTCATCATAGGTCATGCCGTGCAATTTTTCGTTCTCCGACAAATCAAAATCCGTAATGGCTTTTTCGAACCCCTTGATGGCTGTTACCATTGTGCAACGGCAGTTATAGATTTCTTCTGGTTCTCCGCTCGGGTCGGCAGGGTACTCTAAGCCGTTAGAAAAATTCTTGTCTAAAGGAACTCTTTCGCCGTCCATCAATGCGTGGCTGTCTCTTGTTCTATCATCCAACGTGGCAAGCCATTGTTTTTCCATTTCAATGCCCATGCTTTTAGCACGTTCAAAACTAGCTTGTCTGCCCAAATTTTCGGATGATGTAAGCATGGTTCTCGCATTGCGGATAGATGCTCTGTAGGACATGTCTGTGACGTTTCTTAGCCTGCTTGCAATCTTGGGTATTGCCTCACCCTGCAGAACCCCTTGAGCGACCGCCGAGGTCATTTTAGCTTTGCTCCATTTTTGTATCTGCTTGGATTTCAAAGCCTGTTCTGTTTTAGAACCCTTAGTCGGGTCGGGCAATAATTTCGGTCTATCCTTGAGTAGCTTGGAAACGGTGTCTCTGTCATACAACGTATAAGACGTATTTAAACTTGTTCCACTCTCAACCAAATACGTGCCGTAATTGTGCCCGATGGCATAAGCAGATGGCAACTCACCGCTAACAATGTTCATGGCAATTTGTCGGCTGTTCTCCAAATCTTTGGAAAGCACATCTAACTGCTCCTGCCACCGCTTGCCAACCATGATTTGACCGTATCGCCAATCCTTATATTGCTTTTCTGTAATCAAACCATCTGCAAGCTGTTTTTGCATAGCCTTGTCTTTGCTCTCAAAGGATTTCAGATAGTTGTTTAACTTTTTCTGCATGTCCTTTGTAGCCTGCGAATATTCTTTATTTACTCGCTTTTCAACTTTTTCAATGAGTTTGTTGGTCTCGGCTTGCCCTGCATCAAGCGTTTTCATCCTCGGTCACGTCCTCATCAATCTGTAATTGTGAGATTTCTTCTGCATCAATCTTGGCTTGCATTTCTGCGTATTTATCGCCATCGCCTAAAAGCGTCAAAACTTTCTGCATGACATATTCGGGGTCAACAAATTGCGCCGCCTGCAGTACGGTTTGGATTTCCTCTGTACGGTTAACAATCATAGACCTGCTGTATGTCGGCTCATCGTCGATGCCCATGATAGCCAAGATGCCATCAATAAACGTAGTAACGCAATACTCGAAATCATCTGCCTTAGAGTTAACAGGCTCATAAGCCGCCTCAATCTGTGTTGCCGTTACTGCACCGCTCGCCAAGTTCTTGGTGTCAAGTGCTTGGTAATCCTCGTACAAGTCTGCACGGATGCGGTCGAGCAAATCACTTCTGCCTTGGTATGGAGCCTCGATTTGATGCGGTTCTGCGGTCGCTTGGAAGTCGGTCGTGATAGCCGCACGCAATCTTCTCAACCTGTCCATGAACTCTTTAACATCAATATCATCCATGCCACCCGCATTTGAGATAGACCAGTAGATAAAAGATGCCTCGTCAATGGTGTCTGCATAACCACTCTTAATAAGGTCATAGCAGTCGATTTGCTCACGGATGCCGACTAACTCGGATTGTTTGTAATGGTTGCCCCACAACGGCACAATCGGGAATGTCGGGTAGTTGATGCCTTCGTAAATAACATCGCCGTCTGCTACATCTGCATCGGACGCAACAGAGCGGACAATATATGCCCGTTTTTCCTGCATGATTTCCAGTACGCTTTCTTTACCCTCTGTGTCTTCCCTGCGGATAAATTCGGTGTAGCCATCATCCTCATAGAAAGTAGCCCTCAACGGCTTATCGTCATCAATCTGCCAATATCTTACGCCTGCACGTAATGCACCATTTTCCTCATCCCACAACGGAACAAATTCAAGAGCAGAAAATACGTCAATGTGGTCTTTATTAAACAACCCATAACCAACACCGCCGACAAGCGCAAATCTAGCCAACTTCTGTACTTGGCTGTCAAAACTCTTACCTAGCTTTTTCTTGGTTTCTTCGCTCTCAAAGGTAACACCGTTGCCCAAAAGGAACTGCACCTGCTGTGTTACAAATCTTCCAAAGAAATTGGATGCTAACTTGTAGTTAGCCGAATAAGTGTCGGGGACTCTTTCTCCCGATGCCTCATATAAGAACTTTTGGTATGTTCTAATGGTGCGGTTTTTGTGGGATGCATAATCCTCAGCGACTTCTGCCATTCTGTAAAAATCACTAGCCTTGTGCTGTTGAATGCAATCCCATACAAACTCCGCTTTTGCTTTGTCCGTTTGTTCGATTTCAAGGTAATCTTGGTACGTCTTTAAACTCATACTGCCTCCCTAGCTTTCCATAAGTGTCGGATAATTGAGGACAGAGAGTCGGGCGCATCATCATGTTCACAATGGTCGGTGTAG